TCGGTAATGGACAAACTAGCTAAACAATATATCCAGCGTTATCAAAAGGCCAAGGCTTTGCGAGAGCAATGGGTTCCGTTGTTTGAAGAATGCTATGAATATGCTCTTCCACAACGCGAGTCGTTTTATTCTGAAACCCCCGGTGAACGCCGTGACGACAAGATTTTTGACGAGACCGCAGTTGTAGGTGTCCAAGAGTTTGCCAGTCGATTGCAGTCTGGCATTGTCCCTAACTTTGCTCGATGGGCTGACCTTATGTCTGGCAGCGAAGTGCCAAAGGATCAGCGCGAAGAGATTGATAACCAGCTTGACGATGTAACTGATTACGTCTTTGAGGTGTTACAGAACTCCAACTTCAGCCAAGAGGTGCATGAATCATTCATGGACTTAGCTGTCGGCACAGGTATTCTTTGTGTTGAAGAAGGGGATGCAATTAATCCTATTAATTTCAGTGCGATACCCTTACCTCATGTCGTGCTAGACACTGGACCTGACGATAAAATCGACCACGTTTATCGTGAGCGTAAGAAGGTTAAGTACGACCAGCTATCTGAGTTGTATCCCAACGCTACCTTTGATCCTAAAGTTATGGCTCAGATGGGTAAAGAAGCAACCACTACTGTTCTTGAGCTTGTCTGCAAAGACTATTCAAAGAAAAATCAGGATGCTTACTTTCACTATGCGATCTGCATGAACACTGAGACAGTGCTTTACTATAAAGAGATATCTGGACTTGGAGCAAACCCATTTATTTGTTTCCGCTGGTCTAAGTGCGCGGGTGAAATCTATGGTCGTGGCCCACTAATCAACGCTCTGTCTGCTATTAAGACAACCAATCTAACTATTGAGTTAATTCTTGAGAACGCTCAAATGGCTATATCTGGTGTCTATCAAATTGATGACGATGGCGTCATTAACCCTGATACGATCCAACTTGTTCCTGGTTCAATCATTCCTAAAGCTATGGGTTCTGCTGGCTTGCAGCCAATCCAAGCAGCAGGTAGCTTTGATGTAGCTCAGCTTGTGCTAAGCGATATGCGCCTTAACATTAAACGCGCTCTTTACAATGACATGCTTGGCAATCCAGATCGAACACCAGCTACTGCGACTGAAGTTGCAGAACGTATGGCCGACCTGTCTCGGCGCATGGGGTCTGCCTTTGGTAGATTGCAGGCAGAGCTTGTGCAGCCATTGTTGCAACGAGTTATCTATATCTTAAAGAAGCAGGGTCGCATTGAGGTTCCTTCAATTAATGGCCGTGAAGTTAAGATTCGGTCTGTATCTCCGCTTGCTCAAGCTCAAGCTAACCAAGACATCTCAAGCATTGCACGGTTCCTGGAGCTTGTTGGTGGCGTGTTTGGCCCAGAGATGTTGCAGCTTCTTATTGACGGTGAGCAAACAGCAGCGCATCTTGCCAAGAAGTTTGGTGTGCCTGAGAGCTTGATCCGCGATGAGAATCAACGCAAGCAGATAGCAGCGATGGCGCAACAGATGGCACAGCAGCAACAGCAACAGCAAATGGGAGCGCCTGTTGAACAACAAGGTTAACATTGGCAGGGACGGCTTTCAGCGCCCTGCCGACAAAGACGTTGAAATCAGTAAGAATGTTGCTGAGATATTCTCGACACCGACTGGGAAGGAAGTGTTGAGTTACTTGCGGTCCGTAACCATTGAAATGGTTCACGGTCCTAACGTGACAACGGAGGAGTTGAGACACGTTGAAGGCCAGCGCTACATTGTTGGCCTTATCGAACAGCGTATCTCACATGCACATAGGAGCAAAAATAAATGAGTGAAGAAGTTGAAGGTCAAGTAGAAACGCAGGAAAGTGACGCAACGTCACGGGACTATGTTATTGAAAGTGACGTAACGTCACAAGATAGACCGGACTGGTTGCCTGAAAAATATAAAACTGGTGAAGACTTAGCCAAGGCTTACTCTGAGTTATCATCTAAGCTAGGCGCTAAAGAAGAGGATATTCGCAGCGGTTTACTTGAAGAGCTACAGGCAGAAGCATTTAGCAGCCGCCCTGATAGTGCTGGTGATTACGAGCTACCTGACATCATTGACCCAGAAGCCTCTGTAGACAATGAGCTTTTGAAGTGGTGGTCTGATCATGCGTTTGAAAACGGATTCTCACAAGAAGAGTTTAAGCAGGGCATCGAGATGTATGCTCAGTCCGTTGGTACGGAAAGCGGTCCTGACCTAGATGCAGAAGCAGCAAAGCTAGGTGAGAACGCAGATACTCGCATTGAAGCTGCATCTATGTTTGCCAGCAAGTTCTTCCCAGAGGAATCCATGCCTGCAATCGAGCGTATGTGCGAAAGCCATGAAGGTATTCTTGCGCTAGAGGCTATACAAGAAGCCCTAAAAGGTGGATCATTTGCTGGGAATACTCAGCCGACAGCCGGACTGAGTGAAGCAAAACTCAGGGAGATGATGAGTGATCCAAGATATTACAGTGCAAAAGACCGAGACCCAAACTTTGTACGCGAAGTCGAAGCTGGCTTCAAACAGGTCTACCGAGGTTAAAATAATAAATCGGGGTGATTACTATCTCACCCCGTTTACCCTTGGCCATATAGATGAAGTGGCCGAGAATCTAAGCTCAGAGAATAAAAGAGAGATGGTTCTCCTTGGGCATACAGACATTAAGCAAGCACTGTTGGAAATGTATGAAACGTCTAGCGCGTACCTTTGCAGGCGCAATGATGACAGCTTTTTGATGGTTGGTGGGCTTTGGTACAATGATGATCAAGAGTCTCCTCAAATGTTCTCAATGTTTTCAGATGGTTTGAAGCAAAACTTTCACGCTATGGCGCGTGGATCTAAGCTATTAGTTAACTTTTTCGATCAGAGCGAAACGTATATGAGCATGACAATCTTAGCAGATTATGAGGGAATGCTTAACTGGGCAGCGTGGCTAGGCTTTGAGGCTGTAGGGATACACCAAGTAGATGCGAACAAGTATGTTGATTTTGTGCGTTGCAATCCAGACAAAAAGATTGTTTACAATGAGGCACTACGGCCCGTAACGCACTGAAAGGCCCGAAAGGACACCCTTGCTGACGTGAAAGAGCGGATACCCGTTGAATCGTAACTTCATCTAAGGACTGATAAAATGGCTAATACTATCGACCAAGCCTTCATCAAGCAGTTCGAAACAGAAGTACATTTGGCGTATCAGCGTATGGGGTCTAAGCTCCGCAATACTGTTCGTTCGTCAAACGTCACTGGTTCGGTTGCTCGTTTCCAAGTAATTGGTAAAGGCGCTGCAAACACTAAAACTCGTAACGGTGATGTCACCGCTATGGAACTCGTACACACCAATGTCGAAGCTACTATGGCTGACTTTTACGCTCCAGAGTACATCGACAAGCTAGACGAATTGAAGATCAACATCAATGAGCGTCAAGCTGTAGCGCAATCCGCCGCTGCTGCTCTGGGTCGCAAGACTGATGAAATCCTCATTACAGCTATGGATGCTGGTGCAAACTCAACTCAGATCGCTGACACCGCTGGTGCATTGGTCAAGGCTGACTTGCTTACATTGTTCTCCACATTCGGCGCAGCCGACATTCCAGAAGATGGCCAACGCTATCTTGCTATGTCTCCTGCTGGTTTTGCTGACTTGTTCTCTATCAACGAGTTTGCATCGTCCGACTATGTAGGACCACAGAACCTGCCATTCGCAGGCGGCATGACAATGAAAGAGTTCTTGGGCTTCAAGATCTTCTCAACGTCTGCTGTAGCTGGTGGTAAGAACTTTGCGTATCACACATCCTCAATTGGTCTTGGCATTAACGCCGATGTGACTACTGAGGTAAACTATGTACCGCAAAAAGTATCACACCTTGCAACTTCTATGATGTCCATGGGCGCTGTCGTTATTGATGACGATGGTATCTATGAAGTCTTAGATAACAACTAAGTAGGGAGGGGGGCTTAGGCCCCCCGACTTCAAATGCCAGATGTAGCAAACACACCCATCAAGATCTGCTCTCGCGCATCATTGCTTATCGGCGGTGATGTGATTCAGTCTTTTGATGATGGCACTGCGGAAGCAACAATTTGTGACGCAATGTACGAAGACATGGCTCGATCAGCTCTGACCAGTTCACGCTGGCGCTTTTCTACTGACCAAGCCGTCTTAAACAGATTAACGGATGCGCCCTCTGGACGTTGGGACGCAGCTTACCAGCTTCCATCTGAGTCAATCATGCTTGTTGCGGTCACAGTGAATGACTTCCCAATTAAGTATGACACCTATGGCTCTAAGGTATTTTGCAATTCATCTGATAC